GGCACCGTAACAACCGCCTACATGAACTTGTTTGATACAGAGACTTATGCTGCAACGAATGCTATTACCGTCACTAACATTTATGGTACATATTTCAAAAACCCGGCTAGAGGCACAAATGTAAGTGGGTCAAGCAATCTTTACGCAATCGGCGCAGATAACGCGCTGCTCGTCGCATTAACAGTAAGCGGCGGTACTTTCAACGCAACAGGTGTTATTAATATCACAGGCCCGAATGGGAGTACCACTGCGAACTATTCAACATCCGCAACCACCTCCGGCTCCACCAAAACCGTCAACATCGGCACGGCTGGTCTGTCTGGTTCGACCACGACTATCAGCATTGGCTCGGCGGTCAGTGGCGCGACCAGCACCACGACGCTCAATGGCAGCACTATTGCCACCGGCACCATCCAGCTTGCCGCCTACACCGTTGCTACACTCCCCACGGCGGGCACGGCAGGGCGCAGGGCTTATGTGACCGATGCAACTGTTCCGACGTTCCTCGGCACGCTCACGGGCGGCGGGTCAGTTAAAACACCCGTATTCGACAACGGCACCGCTTGGGTGGCAGGATAAATAGGAATAGTTATGACAATTACATACGCTTGGTCTATTGATAAAATGGTTTGTCTTCCAGAGAATAATCTGGTGGTTACAGTATTCTATACTGTAACGGCAACTAACGGAGAACAATCTGCCTCATTAAGCAATGTTGTTGGTGTATCCTATCAACCGGATGGGAATTTCACTCCATATTCAGTACTTGACCAAAATACAGTGATTGGCTGGGTTCAAGATAATCTTGGACCCGATTCTATATCTAATATCGAAACTAACTTACAACAAAATATTGAAGCTTTAATAACCCCACCTGTTATATCATTACCGCTGCCGTGGGAATAAATAATCTTGAAGGAGAATATAATGACAAATCTTAATATCGTTCTTACCCTTGATGAAGTAAATGGTGTTCTGACCGCACTTGGTCAGCTACCAACATCATCTGGTGCATATCCTCTTCTGGTAAAGATTAAGGAACAGGCTGATGCACAGCTTGCCGCAGCACCTGCACCAGTTACTGAATAAGATTCTTGCCATGGTTATTTTCATAAATATAGCAACAAGGAGATAATCATGGCACTTCCTACAGACAGAGAATCATTCAAGCAATATTGCCTACGCCGTCTTGGTGCGCCTGTAACACAGATCAATATGGATAATGATCAGATTGAGGATCGTATCGATGATGCTCTGAACATGTATGCTGATATCCATGTTGATGGCACAGAAAAGCAATACTACAAATATCCAGTTCAGCAGACAGACATCAACAACAGATATCTCACTCTACCATCAAATATTATTGGTGCGGTAAATGTATTTCCTGTTGGTTCTTCTTTATCAACCAATAATCTATTCAATATTCGTTATCAGATTGCGCTGAATGATCTTTACGATCTCACTGCAACTACCATGGTCCCGTATTATATGGCGATGCAACACATCCAGTTGCTAGAACAACTTCTGGTTGGTATGCAACCACTTCGCTACAACAGAAGATCAAATAGACTTTATGTTGATATGAACTGGGACATTATTGGTCCTGGTCAGTTTATGGTGATTGAAGCATATCAAATTGTAGATCCTGATTTATATGAGGATGTTTGGAAAGACCGCTGGCTTCTGAAATATGCCACACAACTTATAAAGCAAAACTGGGGTCAGAATCTGATTATCTATAATAATGTTGCTCTGCCAGGTGGTGCCACATTCAATGGAGAAAAGATTTACAATGATGCTACTGCTGAGATTCAGAAAATGGAAGATGAGATGTTGCGTGGGTTCAGTGCGCCGCCAGCGTATTTTATAGGTTGAAATATATACTTTTCATAAAGGATAATACTCGTGGCTGTCTCAACTTTCTTTGACAACTTTACACACGATGGTTACCAGCAACTTTTGCAGGACCTAGGAACTCAAATGATTCAGAGGTATGGGGTGGATGCATACTATATGCCAAGAAGTCATGTGAATATCGATAAACTATGGCTGGAAGACACACTAAGCCAGTTTGACCAAGCCACGCTCATTGAAGTTTATATCAAAACATTTTCAGGTTGGCAAGGCGAAGGTGACCTGATGCAGAAGTTTGGTATCTCCATGGCTGACCAGATCACATTTTCCATGATGAGAAATCGCTGGCAACAAGAGTTTACCAACTTTCAGCCAAACCTGATTCGTCCATTGGAAGGTGACTTCATCTATCTTCCACTCACACGTGCCCTGTTTGAAGTCAAGTTTGTTGAACATGAATCCAACTTTTATCAGACCGGTCTTCTGACATATTATGATATCAAAGCAGAGCGCGTCAACTACAGCAATGAGGACCTCAAGACAGGCGTGGCTGAGATCGACAATATTCAATCCAAGTTTTCCAATGCTGCTGATGATTATTTCCTGTCAGACCAGCAAGGCGATCATTTTGTGGATCAATCTGGTGATGGATTGGTCGAAGGTCAATACACGCCAGACAATATTGATGGAACAACTCAGAATAGCTTCTTCAGCAAAGAAGGCAAGGCCTTTATAGACTTCTCCAAAACCAATCCTCTAGGGACGATTCTCTGATGCTCGGACAGAACTACTACTGGGGATTGACCAGAAAATATGTGACACTCTTCGGAACAATCTTTGATGATATTTACATTGATAGAGTTGATGCTGATGGTGTGTCTCAAAAAACCATAAAGGTTCCTTTGCAGTATGGTCCCAAGGAGCGGTACTTAACTCGATACATCCAGAATCCGGATCTGTTGCGTGAAGTCTCAATGGTGTTTCCAAGAATGTCATTTGAGATCACCAGCATAAAATATGATGCAGACAGAAAGAAGAATACGGTAGGCAGAGTTTCTGCTGTGGGTGCCAGCGGTGGATCGTTGACCACACAATATAATCCTGTGCCTTACAACTACGATATTACGCTGTCTATTATCTCCAGAAACACAGAAGATGCTCTAAGAATAGTCGAGCAAATCCTGCCATTCTTTACTCCTCAGTGGAATGCTACAGTCAATCTCATTCCAGAGATGAACTATTCCGTGAACATTCCAATCGTTCTCAATACAGTGCAATGCATCGACACCTATGCCAGCAACTTTGAAAATAAAGAATGGGTTATCTGGGAACTAACATTTACACTCATGGGTGTTCTTTGGGGTCCTTCACAAGAATCTGGCGTTATCAAGGAAATCATCGTCAACACCTATATACCTCATACGAATACTGCCGCAGAAGGTGTTGGTGTTGCTCAACCCACCGATATTATTGATGTTCAGCCAGGACTGACTGCAAACGGACAACCAACATCAAATGCTGCTCAGTCTATTCCTTCGTCTCAAATCAAGGCAAGCGATAACTATGGATATATTGTTGGATTTACGGAAGATGTGAATAATGGATAAAGAAGATAAACTAGGAAAAATCTTCAATCTGCCTCCTTTGCCAGTGGAAGCCAAAAAAGAAACTGCATTGGTGCCTGTAAATGAGCCAGAAACAGATTTAGAAAAAATCGAAGGCGACTTTGAGGTTGCTAGAGACGCAATCATAAATGCTCTAGAGACCAGTCAAGGTGCTTTGGAAGAACTATGTCAGGTTGCAAAGGGTTCTCAGGCACCAAGAGCGTTTGAAGTTGTTGCCAGATTGGTAGACACCATTAGAGAAACCAGTAAAGACCTGATCGACATACACCAGAAAAAGAAAACGCTTGTCGATAAACAAGAACCACAACAAACGATACATAACAACCTTGTCATTTCCACCAATGACCTACTCAAGATGATCAAAGGTCAAAATGAAGATATTTGATAAATAAAGTGTGTAAAAAATATGTTCCTGGTTCAGAGCCTGCCGGATGGATACTGGGAAATCCTATGAATCCAAATAAAAGGCTATATGTCTGATGTCCGAGTATTACCTAAACAACCAAAACTTGAAAGCAACTAATGTAAAGATTCCGTGGTCAGAAGACATGATCAAGGAATATATGAAGTGTGCTGAAGACCAGATTTATTTCATCAAGACATACTGTAAGATTGTACATGTTGATAAAGGTTTGATCAACTTTGAGTTGTGGCCATTCCAAGAAGAAATGGTAAACTCGTTTGAAAATAATAGATACACTATATGTAAGCTTCTTAGACAGTGTGGTAAAACCACCACAACCTGTGCGTATCTTCTACACAAAATATTATTCAATAGTAACTATCTTGTGGCTGTACTGGCCAACAAAGAATCCCAGGCCAGAGAAATACTCAGTCGCGTAAAACTTATGTTTGAATATTTACCGAAGTTTTTACAGCAAGGTATTATTGAGTGGAACAAAGGATCGATAGAACTTGAAAATGGATCTAAAGTTTTAGCGTCCGCGACGGGCGGTTCTGCTGTTCGAGGTAAAACATTTTCTCTTCTCGTGCTTGACGAGTTCGCATTTGTGCCTAATAATCAACAAGAAGAGTTTTTTGCTTCCGTTTATCCTACAATCACATCAGGTAAAACCACAAAAGTAATCATCACTTCGACACCAAACGGCATGAATCTTTTTTATAAGATATGGAACGACTCCGAAGAAGGCAAAAACCACTATCATCGATGCACTGTTCATTGGTCTGATGTTCCAGGCAGAGATGAAAAGTTCAAAGAAGAGTATATAGCCAACACAAGCGAACGCCAGTGGCGCATCGAGTTTGAAACGGAGTTCCTCGGTTCATCCAACACTTTGATTGATGTAAAGAAGCTACAACAAATGGTGTGGAAAGAACCTCTGCACAGATTTGAAAATCTGGACATCTACGAGCAACCTATAGAAAATCACAAATATTTCATTACGGTTGATGTCTCTCGTGGCTCATCTATTGACTATTCTGCTTTCCTTGTGTTTGATGTTACTTCTGTTCCATACAAGGTTGTGGCCAAATACAGAAACAATGAGATTTCTCCTTTGTTGTATCCTAACATTATTTGGAGAGCAGGTAAACATTATACTGATGCTCTGGTTCTCATAGAAGTAAATGATAATGGTCAACAGATTGCAGACATTTTATTTTATGATCTGGAATATGAAGGTGTCGTCATGACTCAAGCAAAGGGTCGTGCCGGCATCAAAATGGGTGGAGGTTACAAAGTAAAACCCATCCGTGGTATCAGACAAACAAAACAGACCAAACGTATTGGATGTGCCAACTTCAAGAGCCTGGTTGAAGGTGATAAGTTGATATTCTATGACTATGATTTGATCTATGAGTTGTTTAGATTCATAGAAAATAAAGCATCATATGAAGCTGAAGAAGGCGAACATGATGACTTGGTTATGTGTGGCGTCATGTTTGGTTGGGCAGTTGCACAGAAGTATTTCATAAATCAGAGTGATACTAACGTAAGACTTGATCTTTGGCAAGAAAATAAAGATATCATTGAACAGGCCGTGGCTCCTTTTGGAATACTCACAGACGGATGGAATAATACTACCGAGGATATGGTTTCTCTCGATGAGTTTTATAACATGGACTTGCACAAACCTGGATTTGACCAGGAAGATTTTGAAGAGGCTCTCGTTGGATTTACCAGCAACCATTTCTGAAAATGTCGCATTTTATAAATAGAACAACAAGAATGATCTTCTTAGTCTAAGGGAGTAATAATATGGCAATCCAAGTAAGTCCAGGAGTAAATGTCAGTGAGTTTGATACAACCACTGTTGTTCCTGCTGTTTCAACATCTGTTGGTGCTACTGTAGGTGTTTTTCAGTGGGGTCCAGCATATGAGAGAACTCTGATCAACTCAGAAACTCAGCTAGTTCAAGTGTTTGGCAAACCAAACGATAACGCATATTCTTCATTTTTCACATCAGCAAACTTTCTTGCATATTCTGATGCTCTTTATGTTGTTCGCGCACTTGATGCAACCGCATTGAATGCTGTGGCAAACACAGGCACAGTTGTTGCTCCTCAGATTGCAAACTCATCTGTATTCCTAAACTCAACCATCGACGCAAATGTTGCGTATCTTGCAAGATATGCTGGTAGCATCGGAAACTCACTAAAGGTTTCTGTCTGCGACAGTCCTGCTGCATATACATCGAATCTTACAGCCAATGTTGCTTCTCTGACTTTCACTGTTGGTTCAAATGTTGCCACAGTAAATGCTTCTGGATCATCCACCGGCAGCGGCAACTCAACCGCAAACAGCGTTCTCGGTGCAATCACTGTTGGTGACTATATCAAGGTAGGCAACACTTCAATGGGCTATCAGTTACTGAAGGTTACTGGCACAACAGGTCCTGTTGGCAACGAAACTTCAAATGGCGGTAGTTATTATGCAAATGGCGTAACGATTTCATTTGCTTCAAACTACAATCTCTCAACAAACATCACACAGACTTCCAATACAACCGCTCGTTATTGGGAGTTCCACAATGCTGTTGCTAAGGCTCCAGGCACATCAGCCTTCATGAGCAATCTTGGTTATACAACTCAAGATGAGATTCATATTGTTGTGTCTGATGTCAATGGCAAGTTTAGCAATGCTCCTGGAACAATCCTTGAGGTGTGGTCCGGACTGTCTCGCGCAACAGATGCCAAGTCAACTTCTGGTGCAGCAAACTACTACAGAACCGTTATCGACGGACTTTCTCATTATATCTATACAGGAACTCCACGCACCGGTGCTTTGACAGGACTTTCTTCTGCTCTTACTAGCGCCACAACAACAGCGCCATATACAGCAACCATGAGTCTGGGAACAAGCGGATTGGCCGAAGGTTCCATCAGCCTTGGTCCAGTTGCTATGGGTTGGGACCTGTTCAAGAGCAAAGAAGACATTGATGTGTCTCTTCTGCTTCAAGGCAAGGCAATCGGCACAGGTGGTCTAGCAAACTATATCATCGGAAATATCGCCGAAGTTCGTAAGGATTGTGTGGTATTTGTTGATCCAGACAGTGCTATTCTGACTGCTTCCGATCCTGTTCAGTATGCTGTTGATTTCCGTAACTCTTCAGGAACTGTTCCTAACGGAATCACATACAATAGCTCATATGCTTTCTATACTGGTAGCTACAAGTATCAGTATGACAAGTATAATGACGTCTATCGCTGGGTTCCATTCAATGGCGACATGGCAGGACTTTGTGCCTCAACCGACCAACAGCGTGATGCTTGGTATTCACCTGCTGGATTCAATCGCGGTCAGGTCAAGAATGTGACCAAGCTTCTGTATAATCCAAATCATGCACAGCGCGATTTGCTTTATAAGAATGATGTCAATCCTATAGTGATCTTCCAAGGTCAAGGCACCGTTCTTTATGGTGACAAGACAATGCTTGGTAAGCCATCGGCATTTGATCGTATCAATGTTCGTCGTCTGTTCATTGTTCTTGAGAAGGCAATCTCAAAGGCTTCACAATCAAGCCTATTTGAGTTCAACGATGCCTTTACTCGCGCTCAGTTCAGAAATCTTGTTGAGCCATATCTCAAGCAGGTTCAAGGTCGTCGTGGCATCTATGACTATCGCGTTGTTTGTGACGAAACAAACAACACAGGCCAGGTTATTGACTCAAATCAGTTTGTAGGCGATATCTACATCAAGCCAGCAAGAAGCATCAACTTCATCCAGTTGAACTTCGTTGCTGTTCGCACGGGTGTTGATTTCAATACTATTGTTGGTCAGTTCGGCGGATAATAAAACTAAAGGAGCAATACAATGGCTTTCAATATCAACGAAATAACTGCGAACTTTCAGTTTCAAGGTGCCCGTCCTACACTATTCAGCGTCAACATCTTCAATCCTGTAGACTCTGTTGCCGATAGTAGAATACAGTTTCTGGCTTCTTCTACCAGTATTCCCGAATCTCAGTTGGGTAATATTCCAGTTCCATATTTTGGTCGTATAGTCAACTTTGCTGGCGACCGTATCTATGATGCTTGGAACGTCACCATCATGAATGACGAGGATTTTGCTGTGCGTAATGCTCTTGAAGGTTGGTCAAATGCAATCAACAACAGAGTCCAGAACATCAGAACAACCAGCGATTACAAATCAACTGCCGAAGTTGCTCAACTAGGCAAAGATGGATCAGTTCTGCGTGTTTATCGTTTCAATGGCATTTATCCTGCTTTCATCGATCCTATCCGTCTTGATTGGAGCGACACAAACACATTTGAAAAGTTCAATGTGCGCTTCATGTATGACTACTGGGATATTGAGGCTGGAACAACCGGAAATGCCGGCGGCGTATAATATTACACCATAAATACTATATGATGAGATATGTGGGAGAAGTGTCATAGAACTTTTTGGATTTGAAATAACAAAAAGAAAAGATCAACTTGATCTAACTTCTTTTGCTCCTAAGGAGACCGATGATGGTGCCATGGTTGTCACTGCTGGTGGCACCTTTGGCACCTATCTCGACATGGAAGGTTCGGCTAAAACCGAAGCGGAACTTGTTGTCAAATACCGAGAAATGGCACTTCAGCCAGAGTGCGAAAAAGCAGTTGATGAAGTTACCAATGAATCAATCGTAAAAGGGGGTAATGACAAAATCGTTACCCTCAATCTCGACGACATAAAAACTCTAAACGATAAAGTCAAAAAGGTTGTCAATGATGAGTTTGACAACATTTGTCAGATGCTCAACTTCAACAACTATGGTTATGAAATCTTTCGTAGATGGTATGTAGACGGAAGACTTTATTACCACATCATGATTGATGAAAACAATCCTGAGAATGGTATTCAAGAACTTCGTTATATTGATCCTCGCAAGATTCGTAAGGTAAGACTACTTACTCGTCAACGCAAGGGTAAGGTTTATATCAACAGAAATGCGGCTGAGTTTTTTGTCTATAATGAAAGAGGATTCAAGTCAACTGGATCCACAGGCATGGACAATCAGGGACTTAGAATCTCACCAGACGCCATTCTGCACTGCACATCTGGTCTGGTGGACAAAGATGGCAAGCTTGTTCTATCATATCTGCACAAAGCAATCAAGCCACTAAATCAGCTTCGTATTCTGGAAGACGCCACGGTTATTTACCGTATTTCTCGCGCACCAGAGCGTCGTGTATTCTACATCGATGTTGGTCAGATGCCTAAGATGAAGGCAGAACAACATATGCGCGAAATGATGGTCAAGCACAAGAATCGTCTTATCTATGACGCCTCCACTGGTGCAGTAAGAGATGATCGTAAGTTCGCATGTTATGCTCTAGACACAAAAATTCCACTTCTTGATGGAAGAACTTTAACTATAGAAGAAATTATCTCTGAATATAATCAGGGAAGAACAAACTGGGTTTATTCTTGTGATCCTATTACAGGCAAGTTTTATCCCGGACCTATTTCTTGGGCAGGTATTACCAAGAAAGAAAGTGATGTGGTTAGAGTCACTTTTGACAACGGAAAGAGTGTAGTCTGTACTCCAGATCATAAGTTTCCTGTTTGGAATAAAGGATTCATTGAAGCCAAGGATCTTCAAGTTGGTGAATCTTTGATTCCCGGATACCGTAGAACCAATAAGGTTGCTAATAACAGCAAAGAATACGAACAGATTTATCTTAATGACACCAAGACTTGGGAATTTACACACAGGGAAGTTGCCAAGTGGAAAGACGATCTAGGACTAACAGAAACCAAGGTTTACAAAGATCATACTGAGGATTTTTCTGTTGTTCATCACCTAGACTTCAACAGAATGAATAATAATCCAGAAAATCTCGTTTATATGGGATATCTAGATCATTGGCTATATCACACAGAAAATCAAACAATACGATATACCGATACGATTATTGGTCAAGTCGTCAATATGCTATCTATGAGAAAAACTTCAGATGAGATTTTGTATGAACTAAACTCAAATGAAGAAATTATTTCTGAGTGGATGTCGCTGAATTCAGAAAATCATGTCAAGAACAAGAATTTTGATCATCTAATCAAAAAAGATTTGGTCAAAATCTCTAAGATTTGTGGATTTGAAACTTGGAATAAAATGAGCTCTTCCCTTTGTCCACCAAAAGATCAGATTAGAAGAAATCTAACTTCTCAAAGAGGATCTGATGAATGGAAGCAAAAATTGAGTCAAGCCAGAATAGGAATTGTAAGTAAATCAAAGACTTGGAAAATATTCAATCCAAATGGCGATATTGAAATTGTTGAAAATCTAAATGAATATTGTAGTGTCAATAATCTGAATAGAACCAATATCAAGGGTCAATTTGGATCTAGAGGATATAAGGCAGAAATCCTGAACAATCATAAAGTTATTTCTGTAGAATTTCTAGATGAAAAAACTACTGTGGCCGCATTGACAATCGACCAAGAAGAAACCTATCACAGCCATCACACATATCTTCTGGATGCAGGGGTATATACCAAAAATACCATGTTGGAAGACTACTGGCTGCCTCGTCGCGAAGGTCAGAACGGAACAGAAATCACAACTCTACCGTCAGGACAGAATCTTGGCAAGTTGGAAGATGTGGAATATTTTGAAAAGAAGCTTTATAGTTCTTTGAATGTTCCTCTATCAAGAATCAACCCAGACCAATCTGCTTTCAATCTAGGCAGATCATCAGAAATCACCAGAGATGAGTTATCATTCCAGAAGTTTATTGATCGCCTAAGACTTCGTTTCTCTGCTCTTCTTCTTGGAGCATTGGAGAAGCAACTCGTTCTCAAGAAGATTTTTGCTAAATCTGACTGGGATGAAATCAAGGATCTGATCCACTTTGACTATGCCCGCGATAACTACTTTGCAGAGTTGAAAGACAACGAGATTCTGATGGGTCGTTTGACCACACTCCAGCAGATTCAGCCGTTCCTTGGTATGTTCTATTCTCAAGAATGGGTCAAGAAGAATGTTCTGTTCCAGACAGACAATGACATCGAAGAGATTCAATCTCAAATCGACGCTGAAGCACAGATGATGGCAGCCAAAGGTCTAAATCCTGATGGATCGCCTATGGAAATGCCATCGCCGGGGCAAGATGGCGGACAAGATCAAGGTCAACAAGGTCCAGCACCTGCTGGTGATGATCAAGAGTCTGAAGATAATCCTCAGCAAGAACCACCACCAAAAGAGACAAAAGGTGAGATTGTTCAAGGCAAATCTGGTCCATATACCAGAAAGATGCCGGTTCGTAAAGCATTAGCATCCGACGATCTGCCCAGCAACTTCGTTATGTGATGCCAGGTAAGATCAAAAGTTTTATAAATACAACAAATAGGAGATGAAAAATGGATGAGTATACTGTGAATGACGTTATTGATAGTGCGATTTCAGGAGATGTCGCCGATCTAGAACGGGCATTTGGTGCTGTCATGAAGCAAAAGATCAATCAGGCCATGGAGACCAGAAAGCAAACGCTGGGTCTCGGTCTTGGAGAAACCGAAGAGGACGAGTAATGACAAGAGCAAGAGTAGATAAGGACCGCAGCGACTATCTTTCTAAGACTGCTAGACCAGATAGCGAGTCCCAGACTGCTTATTGGTCAAACAAGTCCGTTGAAGGCGACAAGGATCAAGCTTCTGGAAACAGAGGTAAGGCAGGGGATGCTGACCGTGTGGGTAACAAGATGTATGTCTATAATGGTGGCACCAAGAAAGACACAACTCGCATTGCTGATCGTCCTATGAAGATGGTCGCTGGCGAGACTGGTATCGGTGACACAGGAACTGGTCTCGGTGAATCTGATAATCCATTTGCCAAGGTTCTGGCTAGAAAGTTTGGTCTGCAAGAAGATGAGAATCCTGGTGTGGCTTCATCACCATCAACTTCTGACAATCCTTCTCTTGGTATGGCACCAATCAACAACACAGATTTCCGTCAAGAGAAAACAAACGTCAAGGCTGTCCTGGAGTCAATCGCACTTCAAGCCGCAGATGCATTTGAACTTATGGACGACAACAAAGAGATTCCAACTGCCATCTCAGCACAACTTGAGAACTGTCAGGGTATCATCAACAAGTTCTACAACTTTATGTCCAACTCTCAGTCAAATGATAGTTCAGATACCTCCGATACTCCACCTGTTCAGAAAGACACAGCAGAGCGTAAGCCGGCTGTCAATGAAGAAACCGAAGGCAACCCTTATATTGTTCTTCATGCCAAAAAGGGTCGTCATGAAACTTATGCAAACTCCACCTATGAAGCCGCAAAGAAAGCCGCTGCTCATTGGAAGTTGAAGTCAACCGCAGGCATTGATGTTTATCGCGCCGATGTAAAGCACAGTACAGCATCTATCGGTGAAGAAACCGAAGACCTCGATGAAGACAAGGTTCGCGCTAAGAAGACCATGAAGGAAGCCACAGACATCGTATTCCGCAATCTACTAAAGGACAAGTTCGATGCCGATTATTAAGAATCAAATCGGCGGCCATGTCGGTACATTTGACACCGCCAATGTAACATATACCACAGCAAACATTGCTTCTCCAAACAGTTCGGTTGAGACTGTAACTGGTATGGCTCTCGCTCGTATTCTTTGGACGGGTGATTGGGTTGTAAAGCAAGGCAGCAATGTTATTTTCCAAGCACCAGCAGGAACCAGCGGAACATGGGATGTTTCGGCTGAAGGACTACTCCTAATGGGCGCAAACAATGCCGCCAATATTACAGCCAACACCGCCAATACACAATCAAGTATTGCTATGGTGCTGACCAAGTATGCATACAATACTGCTGGAGTCTAAGAAATGAAACTTATTACAGAAACCATTGACGAGATTCGTGTTATAACAGAAGCCAGAGAAGATGGCAAGAAGAATATGTATCTTGAAGGCATCTTCATGATGGCAGAGGCACCAAATCGCAATGGTCGTATCTATCCTCGTGGTGTTCTGGAAAATGCTGTAAACAAGTATACTGACAAGTATATCAAAGAAAATCGTGCATATTCAGAACTTGGTCATCCACAAGGACCATCAATCAACCTAGAAAGAGTTTGTGGTCTACACAAGTCACTCATCTGGGAAGGCAATCATGTGATGGGTCGCATGAAAGTCACCAATACACCTTATGGTAAGATTGTAGAAGGTCTGATTGATGATGGTGCCCGTCTAGGTATGTCATCAAGGGGTATGGGTTCAGTTGCAGAAGGCAAGAATGGTATCATGGAAGTAAAGAACGATTTCGTTCTGGCTACTGCTGCCGACGTTGTTGCTGATCCTTCAGCACCTCAAGCCTTTGTTCGCGGAATCATGGAAAACGTAGATTGGGTTTATGACTCAGCCAATGATTCTTGGAAGGCACAACAGTTTATTGAACAGGCAAAGCAAGACATGAGAAAGATGACTGTCTCTGCCATCAATGAAGGTAGTATCGCTCTCTTCGAGAAGTATCTCAATACACTAATCTCAAGATAACGAAAAACATAAATAAATAATAAATCAATAGGGAGTCTAAAATGGCAACTAAAAATCAACTAGACGAGACTTTCAAGTCCGTTGATGGTCAAAGCGAACTTCCAGAGCCTAGTATTCAGGGTAGCGCAAAGCGTCCTGCTGACAAGACTACTGGAGAAACCGAGTATTCACAAACAACCAAGTCAGAAGTTCTGGCTAAGCTGATGCAGGACCTTCAGTCACGTTCTGCTGATGAAGTTCTCAATGTTTACAAGGCAGTTTCATCAACCAATGATTCTGTAAATAGGCGTCCAGCCGACAAAAATATCAATGGCGGCGAGACCTATGGTACCACAACTCATGCTCCAACTGCTGTCAAGCCAGTTATTGCTCGTGAGAATGTTGAAGAGATTTTTGCCGGTGAAGACCTGTCAGAGGAACTGATGGATCGCGCCGCTGTAGTATATGAAGCCGCTGTCAATCAGCGCATTGCTATCATCGAGGCTCGCCTTGAGGAGCAGTATGCAGAGACTCTTGAGGAAGCCATCGACCTCGTTCATGACGAAATGGTCGAATCAATCGACAAGTATATGACTTATGTAGCCAATCAGTGGATGGAAGAGAACCTTCTAGCCGTTGATAATGGCCTGAAGGCTGAAATGGCCGAAGAGTTCCTTCTTGGTCTGAAGGATCTTTTTGAAGCGAACTATGTAACAGTTTCTGACGACCGCGAAGATGTTCTCTCTTCGATGGCCGAAGAAATCGGGGATCTGAAAACTCGCCTGAATGAGGAAGTTGAAAAGAACATCTCACTTTCAGAGGAAGTTGAAAAGACTCGAATCGGTGAAATCGTATCTGAGATGGTAGAGGGTATGGCTCTTTCACAGAAAGAGAAGTTCATTTCTCTAGCAGAAAGCATCAGCTATGTTGATGCCGACGATTTCGTTTCCAAGGCGGAGACAATCAAGGAAACATATTTCTCAGAAAAGAAGACCAACACAAATGCTCAACCTCTAACTGAAGATTTTTATGCAGAAGAGAATGAAGCGGCTGAAGTGCCTTCAAATATGAGAGTATATGCGGATCATCTTGCAAGACTGTCAAAGAAGTAAAAATCATAAATAAAGTATCATAACTCAAAAAAGAATAGGGAGTTACAATAATGAGTCTACATTCCGAAATCCAACAGAAGTGGAGTGCCATCCTTGAGCATGACGCTCTGCCTCGCATCGAAAACGGCCACAAGCGCGCCGTTATCGCCCAGCTTCTAGAGAACACCGAGCGCGCTCTCATCGAAGAGGGTGCCCAAGGTGGTCAGACATCAATGCTGTCTGAGACCACAGGTTCACTTGCAACATCACTTTCTGGTGGTGTACAGAACTATGATCCAGTGCTTATCTCGCTGGTTCGTCGCGCTATGCCTAACCTGATCGCTTATGACATCTGCGGCGTGCAGCCAATGACTGGTCCTACCGGCCTGATCTTTGCTCTTCGTCCTCAGTACGACAATCAGAGCGGTGCCAATGCCTTCTACAACGAAGCTAACACCGGCCAGTCAACCTATGGTCGCACAGGCAATACTCAGGTCATTGGCCAAGCCAATCAGACTTGGGGTGGCATCTACGGTGTGAACACCGCCACTGTTGTTTCAGGCAACTCACAGACCTATAACTTTGCTGGTGGTGCTAATACTGCTCAGTCAGAAGCTCTTGGTTCAACTGGTAACGTTGACTTCAATCAGATGGCTTTCAGCATCGACAAGGTTACCGTGACCGCTCAGTCACGCGCCCTGAAGGCTGAATACACCATCGAACTTGCCCAGGATCTGAAGGCAATTCACGGTCTGGATGCTGAGACTGAACTCTCAACCATCCTTTCAGCAGAAATTCTTGCTGAAATCAACCGCGAAATCGTTCGTACCATCAACCTCACCGCCAATCAGGGTGCTGCTGAGACAACCACTCCTGGTGTGTTCGACCTTGACATCGACTCAAACGGCCGTTGGTCAGTTGAGAAGTTCAAGGGTCTGATGTTCCAGATCGAGCGTGAAGCCAACCGCATCGCCAAAGATACCCGCCGTGGTAAGGGCAACATTCTGGTCTGCTCATCAGATGTTGCTTCTGCTCTTCAGATGGCTGGTGTTCTTGATTACGCTCCTGCTCTTAACAGCAACAATCTTGAGGTAGATGATACCGGTAATACCTTCGCTGGTGTTCTTAATGGTCGCATTCGCGTCTATATCGATCCCTATGCTGCTGGTAACTATCTGACTGTTGGTTATAAGGGTGCTTCAGCATTCGATGCTGGTCTGTTCTACTGCCCATATGTTCCACTTCAGATGGTTCGTGCAGTTGGTCAGGACACCTTCCAGCCCAAGATCGGATTCAAGACTCGTTACGGCGTAGTTGCCAACCCATTTGCCTTTGGTGCTAACCCCAATGGGTATACCCCTGGTCAGCTAATCCAAAGCACCAACTTGTACTACCGCAGGGCCCTGGTGAACAATATTCTGTAAAAGTGACACTTTTCACTTTTGGAACATAAATAAGGGAGAGAGGGAAACTTCTCTCCCTTTTCTTTTTGTCTTGACAAAACAACAAAAATCATATATAGTTTATCCGATGTTTGAATGGACAACTATATGCATTTTCTCGAAGCAATATACACAAAAGTTCCTGTTGCGCTCAAAAAGTATTGTGACACAAACGAAATAACATGTGTAGAACAAATACCAAAATGTAAAAAGTGTGGTAACACCACGACCTACAACAAGGCATATCCTAAACTAGGATTTGTTGAATATTGTGGACCTACATGTTCTAGAAGTGATAAGACTGTTGATAAATCTGTAGAAAATCTTCTTTCAGACAAAGACTGGCTCTATAATCAACGCATAAACTTGCGAAAATCTAAAGAGATGATCGCCAACGAACTTGGTATATCTATTGTTCCTGTAAACAAATGGATCAAAATACACAACATACCTAAAGTAAAGTATAATGAATCCTCATATTCTGTTGGTATGAAACTGAAAAATAAAGACACCATAGATGATCTTTATAACAATCAAAATCTAAAGGTAAGAGAAATAGCAGAACTTTTAGGTAGTTCTTCTGCTACTGTTAGCCGTTTCATGCAACAACACGGTATTGACGGAAAACCCAGAAACTCATACGAGAGAAATAGAAACTTTCGTTCTAAAGGCGAAATAGAGATTTGTGAGTATTTGGATTCTTTGGGTGTCAAGTATGAAACAAACAACAGAAGTCTTATCGGACACGAACTTGATATTTACATACCAGAAAGTAAAATGGCAATAGAATATAACGGTCTATATTGGCATACTGAACAGTTCAAAGGTAAAATGACACACCACAACAAAACTGCTCTATGCAGAGAAAATGGTGTTTATCTTCTACATGTGTGGGAAGACACATGGACAAACAACAAAGAACTCGTGAAGTCCATGATAGCAAACAGGTTAGGATTTTGCGTAAATAAGATTTATGCTAGAAACTGTGTTATCGGCAATGTAAATAATAATGTATCTAGAATGTTTCTTGATGATAATCACATACAAGGATATTCGTCAGCATCGGTGAAACTAGGATTGTATCACAATGACGATCTTGTTGCAATGATGACTTTTAGCAAACCTAGATTCAATAAGTTTTGTTCTTGGGAAATAGTCAGATTTTCTGTTCTGAAAAACTCGCTTGTTGTTGGTGGATTTTCTCGTTTGCTATCACACTTTATGAAAGAACACGAAGGAGATATAGTGACATATGCAGACCTGTCATATTCATATGGGGATGTTTATCAAAAACACGGGTTTGAACTTGTGTCAATAAACAAACCATCGTATTGGTATTTGACAGATCATAGCACAATAAGGGCTTCTAGAACGACATTCATGAAAAGAAAACTTCCAGAATCAAAAAATGGTATGTCTGAGAAAAATATGGTTGATGTTCTGGGACTACAGAGAATATGGAACTCAGGTTCAATGACCTTCATTTACAAACGATAAATATATAATGTATCAATGGAGGAACTATGAACGCCATAACAAATAATCCAGGCAACATCAACTTTCTAAGTCAAGTAGGATTTAGATTTGATATTGCTAGATCACCAAACTTCAATTACTTCATCCAGAGAGTGGAGTTTCCTGGTGTATCTTTGCAGCCGGCTCAGATGCCAACACCGTTCGTCAAAGTTCCTCTACCAGGCGAACACTTGGACTATGACAAACTCTCAATCACATTCAAGTTGGATGAAGATTTGCGTGGTTACTTTGAGATGTATGACTGGCTGACAGCGTTAGGTAAGCCAGAAAACTTCGATCAATCTTCTGTGATATATAAGAATAAGAGATACGATGAACATGCTGTGTATTCTGACGCATCTTTGGTGATACTGGATGCCAACATGAATCCTAATGTTACTGTCAACTTTTATGATATGATACCTATTAGGTTGTCCGGTTTCACTTTACAGACAGACGCAAATGATATTCGGTTCATCACAGCTTCAATGGAGTTCTCCTATAGAATGTATAAGTATGAATACGATATGTAACCTAATAAGAACAATTATTGAAATGCCAACGATTGCCTCTTTTAACTATTTTATGGCATCGCGGACATTCTAATAAAGGAGCTGGGTTTTTCTGTTTTCCTCTCTCCCCTCTCATCTTTTCTATCGTTTCATTCGAATGAATTTTTCCTAAATTCGGACCAACCTTGTTTGCCCAATAACCTATTTTTCCAAACATAGGATTTTTCGTTGGATCTGAAAGTCGTTGTTTGGTACTTTTTGATATTTTTTCTTTTTGACTTTCAGTCATTTTTCTGTTTTTATTTGGGCCA